CTCATTTGTTAGTCAGAGTCAAATACATTGACGAATGGCAAAACCGTAGAGAAGCTATATCAAAGTTCTGGTGCGATAGATTCAGTGAGTTGCCCGTCACTTGCTTATCACAAGTGAGACAACCTCACGCGCATCAAAAGTTTGTAATGTATATGCCTGATCGTAATTCATTGCACACTCACATGATGCTGAATGGTATTGATACTAAGCGTCACTATGAATATGTCTTAGGTGATCTGCCTACAAGCAAAGACTTACAAAAGCCCGATATGTTAAGTACTAGCGTAATGCTATCTAGGGGTGTTCTGAGCTTGCCAATGTACCCAGAACTCACTGATACCGAAGTCAATTATATAGCTGACAAAGTAGACGAATATTTCGGAGAGTAGTCGATCCGGGTATAAATACGGGTACTATGTGGATACTATCAATACTACCCGAATCTGCCATACACATCATCTTTGGATTAGGTGTATTGGGCACCCTCGTTGGATTCGTTCTCGGATTCATTCCCCTCGTCAGGGCATACAAACTCGCAATTCAAGTCTGTAGCATCTTGTTATTAGTCTTCGGTGTCTATCTCGAAGGTGGTCTTGCTGACTACAAAGAGTGGGAACTCAAAGTCAAAGACATGGAAGTCAAAGTAGCTGAGGCTCAAGCCAAGGGTGCTGATAAGAACGTAGAAATTCAGGAAAAAGTTGTTGAGAAGACGAAAGTTATCCGTGAGAAGGGTCGAGACATTATCAAGTACATCGACCGTGAAGTTGTAAAGAATGAGGAAGTTATCAAGTACATTGAACAATGTCCTGCGATTCCAGCAGCTATCATTGAAGAACACAATAAGGCAGCTACAAAATGAGATATCTTTTAATAGCATTATTGCTTGCAGGATGCTCTACAACTGTCCCTGTACAGCCTAAGTTCCCCAAAGCTACCCCTGAATTAATGAAACAATGTGAAAGTCTCAAGAAGATTGAGGGAGACAAAGTTTCTATCACTGACATGCTCAAAGTTGTCGTGACCAACTATACTCTGTATTACGAGTGCTCTACTAAAGTAGATGGCTGGCAAGAATGGTACACTGAGCAAAAGAAAATATATGAAGATAGCGCAAAATAGTATCATATTATGCCTTGTGTTATTAGCAGGGTGTGCGTCTACTAATGAGTATCAGACCTATGTCGATACTCAAAAAACAATAAACAAAGACCATACTATGGCTGAGTTAGCACGTATCTCAGCATTAACAGAGATCGTCAAAGATTCTCAGGATGTTAATGTAAGAATCCAAGCAATTCAAGCATTACAAGAGATTCAGCGCAACAAAAAGCAAATAATTATCGAGAGGCCCAAGTCTTGGCTAGAGAGATAAATACTCTATAGGCTAGGATTTACACAAATGACACAAGAAATTATTAACATTGGCGCACAAGCCAACGACGGTGAAGGCGATCCGTTACGCACGGCTTTTGCAAAGATCAATAATAACTTCACACAACTGTTTGGAACAGGTTGGGCCACTACCGAAAGTGTAACGCTTGATGATACTACGCAATCTATTTTCAACATAGACGCTACACTCTTTACCCAAGCGCAGTTTCAGATCAATTCAGTAAATCCTGCAACTAATGATAGTCAAAACATCACAATGACTGCTGCGATTTCCAATGATTTAACGACTGTGAAGTTTACAGCTTTCAATGCTCTTATCAATGGTACATATGTAGTCAGTAACTACGATATGGATATCGTAGATGGATTCGTCAACATATACGTTACTCCAACAGTTAACGACCAAGTGAACCACTTTATTGGATATCAAATCATGTTCAATGACAACGTAGTTGGCATGTCATTGTCACTAGAGAATTCTGGAGATGTGCTGGGAACTGAAGGGTCAGTTATAATTACAACCGAACAACCAGCATGAGAGCAAAAGAATTTATAACTGAGGCTACAGGATCCATTCAACCTGATGTTGAGCGCACCTTGCCAGCAGCATGGGTCATCGACAAGTTACAAAACAATGATTTCTATATGCAATATAGATTTGGCGTTGCAATTGCAGGAGCCAAGGGTGCTGAACAACGCAAGAAAGACAATGTTCCTAAATTTGCATCAGAAACTCCTTGGGGCGAAAACGAAGTAATTGTATCGTATGCAGGCAAAGAACCATTACAAGGTTACTTAGACGATGCTATGAGAGAAATGGGTTTAAAGCCAAGTGATGCAAGACTTGTCACTACTGATAAAAGCGAAGAACCAACCGATACTAGAACAGTCAGCACATTGAAGCCATTCAAAGGATACAAGAGAAAATGAGAGCAAGCGAATTTTTAACTGAAGGCGAGGGCAAGATCGACAAGCACGCCGAGCAAGCTACGACTGGTATCTACAAATCACGTGACGTTGGTGGATATGACCGTGTGTATCACATGAATCGTCTATGGATGGCTATGGCTATGGCCGATGGTAAAAGTCAGGATGCCGTTGATATGGATAATGCTAGCTTTGCTGAAAAATACAACACTGTTCACCCATACACCGAAGAAGAATATAATATGTTCATTTCTGCGACTAAGACTATTCCCACAGACAAAAAAGATGTTGTTCCATATGCCAAATCACAGGAGCCTGTGGACACAAACAAGACTAGTCTAGTCAAGGCTTTCAAAGGGTACAAGAGAAAATAATTTCTCACGGCAATCATAGAATAAGTAATTCTATGATTGACATTAACAACACCCTAGATTTACTCAAACTCAAGTTTTACAACGAATGGTTGTACACTGCCCACATCTACGATGAGGGTAACAGCCCAATGCATGAAAAACTTACTGCTGACATCGTTCAAAAATATATCGATCCTCTTAACATTTCAAAGGATGCTAAGATTCTTGATTTAGGTTGCGGCCCCGGCTACTTCTTAGATGCAATGAAGGAGCGAGAATACACTGACGTTACCGGAGTTACACTAAGTCCCGGTGACATTGAAATTTGTAACTCTAAGGGTCATACAACAAAGCCGTATGACTTGAGCTTTCTACCACAAAAAGACGGTTACTTTGATGAGTCCGTTGACTTCATTTTCTTGCGTCATGCATTAGAACACAGCCCATATCCTATCTTTTCATTGATGGAATACAATCGTATCTTGAAGCAAAACGGTAAGATTTACATTGAGGTTCCTGCTCCAGACTGTGAACGTCAACATGAATGGAATTTGAATCACTATAGTATCTTGGGCGAACAACAACTAGCTGCATTGCTAGTACGAACAGGGTTTGACATTAATTTGTTCGAAAAACTAGAGTTCGACCTTCAAGGTAAAAACAGTGAAGGTAAAGACTACACTGCTAGAGAAAAGTTCTATTGCATCATAGCTACTAAAGCTAGACCTCTCGACATTAAATGACAGGCAAAATAACCAGAGGATACAAGCACGTATGTGTCATGTATCCAGGTGGTGGCGGTGGAAACCATGTGTCAAATCTACTCAGTACTATTGATGGATTTGAAAAAAGATTTCCATCTACTGACTATTTAAGTAACCTACGTGATGGTTATTTAGCTGACACCCAATCTGGTTCTTTTTACAAAGTTCATCTGTTCCGATCAAATCAGATGGACTGTTTGATGGATGATCCTATAAACCATCGGCAAGTATTAGACAACAATACAAAAACAAATATCCTACATGGACATTGGGCCTGCTATCAAACAAATCTAATCAATGACGCATTTGTAGACTTGGCTGATTGTGTCTGGTTGATTGTGTCGTGGCCTAGCGTCAACTCTCTTCCCAAACAACGAATAGACAAATATAGACTACGTCCTCAACAGCCTGAGCAATATTCACTACCTTTATATTTCGAGAAGATAATCACCCCTGATACCTCAGAGTTCATATTATTAGCTGATGAGACTAATGGTTTCGTAGTGGAAATAGAAAAACTGTTCTCATTGGAAGGTTGGGACTATCTAAATAATACGTTACAAGAACAGCTAGGAATATCTCTACCGATAGCATCCAAAGAACTACATCAATTTTGGATTGATAGTATAACTCAAGACGTCCAATGATAAATACTCTCTATATGAGAGTATTTTTACGGCTCTAAAGGAACCAAGATGAACACAAGTGAAATTCTACGCAAATTAGCTGATATGATTGACGGTCAGCAATCTGACTCTTTGAGTCAAACCGGTGCAGTTCCTGCACAAGTCATGCCCAAAGACACATACGACAATCCAGAGCCAGAAGGTATCGAACACGATTCTGATTTAGCACAAGCTCCTGAACTGTTCTTGCCCCCGTTGCAAATGAAACTTGAGTTATTAAAGAAAGCAACTGGAGTTGACAATGTTTACGATGACGAGTCAGAAGAAGAAGCAGAACAACATGCTTACAATGAACTAGATGCAATCAAGCGAAACGCCGGTATCAACGTTGTGGCACTAGACGCATTAGGTGATGATGAGCCACTAGAGGGTTAATCA